GGGGGCGGCGGGTGCAAACTGGGCGACAGGTGCGAACGGGGCTACGGGTGCAAACTGGGCGACGGGTGCGAACTGGGCGACGGGTGCGAACTGGGCGACGGGTGCAAACTGGGCTACGGGTGCGAACTGGGCGACGGGTGCAAACTGGGCGACGGGTGCGAACTGGGCAACGGGTGCAAACTGGGCGACGGGTGCGATGTTCCGAAATCGCTATTTATCAGCGCATCTCGTCATACAGTATCCTATTGGGGTGAGGATGTTATTCAAATAGGCTGCAAACGCTACACCATTTCCGAGTGGCAGAAGCATTTCCGAAAAATTGGCGAGGCCGAAGGCTATAGTCCCGAGCAGATGGAGGAATACAAAGGGTATATAGACCTGATCGCTGCAATGCACAAGACGTGGGCGTTACACTAAAACATCCTAACCATGAGCAAGGGAATTTATCGACGGGTGCATAAACAACCTTACAGTGATATGCCTGACCACGTTGAGACGATTTTAATGAAACTTACACGCGAGGAACTGAGACTAAGTTACAACGCGGTTTGCAACGCCTATCTGGCCGCTTTCTGCGAAAAGCACGGCTACGATTATGAGCCGGATGCGTGGGTAGGCGACGACCCCGGAGGAATTGCAGAGGTCGGCGATCTATTCGTGAGCATGGCCGATATGCTGACGGACATCGACCGAGACGCTCCGAAGGAGGAATACATCAAGTACTACGACTACTGTATGCGTGTCGGAGGGATTTGTGACGGCAAACTGAACACCCCGAATTACGACAGCTGGCTGCGGGGATGCCCGCGGATGGACGAGGAGCAAATAGCTCGGCTGGAGGAATTGCAACGGGATGTGCGTAGTGCAGAGATGAATTTGAAGGTCGAGATCGACAGAATTAACAACCTCAAACAAGAATAGTTATGCGAGAGATTAAATTCCGAGGCAAGCGCCTCGACAATGGGGAATGGATATATGGCGACCTGCAAATTGGGGATGACGACCATATTCCAATGATTGGTACTGTCGGGCCGGGGCGTTGGGTAGAATATATACAGGTTGATAAAAATACAATCGGGCAGTTTACCGAACTCAAAGACAAGAACGGAAATGATATTTGGGAGGGAGATATATTCAAAGAAGACGGTAGCGGAATTGTGCGATCCGTCTTCCGAGTTCCCGGCGGTCTCGCTTTTGAGGATAATCCCGTATCGTTCGGCTATGACCATAGGTCGCCGTTATATCCGTATTCTCCTATTGCCGAAGCACAAAGCGTATCATGGATGGCTCAATGTTGCGAAGTAATTGGCAATATTCACGACAACCCGGAATTACTTAAAACTGAATAACCATGCAGAAGATAATGTTTAACGACCGATACCATCATACAAACGCGGTTATCGAGGAACGCAAGACCAGGGCGACGCAAATTATGGCTGGGATCGACTTTCCGGTCAACATGGTTATGGGGCGCGTCCTCCCCGACAAAGATGGGAAGATATATGCAGTTGCCAATGGGGAGAATATCATCGTGAAATTGCGCTACAAGGTCGGCGAGGTCGTGGCCGTGGCGCAATGCTACAACGATGTGGTGCGGGAATTTACGGATTTGGCGTTTGTGCCCGGAAGTACTAACAAAATGTTCGTCCGTGCTGACCTAATGCCCCACCAAATCCGCATCATCGGAATCCGCTGCGAGCGGTTGCGGGATATTTCGGACGAGGAGTGCATAAAGGAAGGAGTGTATGCAGGTTCGCAAGCATTAGAATACCCATACTATTTTATAGACACAAAACAATTCCTGATCTGTGATTATAAATCACCCAGAGAAGCCTTTGCCGCTCTTATCGACAAGGTGTCCGGCCGTGGAACATGGGATCGGAACCCGTGGGTGGTGGTTTACGAATTTGAATTGGTGAAATAGTATGAAATTAGCAATTACAATATGCAGACCGTGTAAACCTAAGTGTCTGTATGAATTTACTGGTGATATAGAGACAGTACGTGAAACTTATGTAGTTGATGTGCCTAATATGCCGAATGCGGTTGTCGAGGCTGCGAATGAGGGTAATGCCGAAGGCTGTGTTGTAGGTATATCGTTTATAAAGGAGCCATGAAATTCACAACCCCATGCTTTGTCCGTGTCGAGGATGCGGAAAAGCGAAAGGAGCTGACTGAATGGTTGGAAGGAATCGGGTATTATGTATGCTCCTGCTGCTTGTTTGGAGGCTGTAACACCCTGCATTGCTGTGGGATTGATCGGCTTAAAATCGCTTACGAGGTGCACGGGATCTGCGACTACGACGAGGAAACCCGATATTCCATCGACCAGTTCAAGGCTGAAAATGTTGCCAAAGGACACCCTGCCATAGACTGCGGCGAGAATATCGAGCTGTTTAAGGCACTGGCGGCGATGAACGACGAGAACGACCGCGAGCAGTGGTTTATCGCGGAGGAAGCGAAGGCATGGGTAAACCAAGGGCTGTATGCACCCATTGGGAGCTTCGAAAAATGCTTGCTGGAGCATCGGGTCGGTATCCCCGCCCGTAAGGCCACGGTTGAGGAGATTATCGAACATTTCAAAAAGAGGGAGAAATGATACGAGCAAGATTCTATATCAAATTCAAAGATTGCGGTAACGATTATCGGCCAGTTAAATGGCCGATCAAGTATCCGTATTGGTGTACGGGCGAAAGCGTCGACGCTTTCGTTATTGTCGCCTATGCCGAAAATGTCGAGCAAATAAAGGGGCTATGGCCGGAGGCTTATATGATCGAATGCGAGGAAGTGAATGAAATAACCTTCACTACAAGATTCCCAAAACCGAAGTGGTACAATTCGAGTTCGAATTGTTGAAATATCGAGATTCTCGCAAAATCAAGATAAAATGCAGAAAAATGAGAACCTTACAGTATTCGAAGCTGTAGCAGCCGATGCCGTATCATACGCTGATGCCGTCCTTGAAGAGCTGGAGAAAACGGAGAAGAAATTATGAAAAAGCAATATAATGAAAGGCCTACAACCATAATAGTTTGGCTGGTCGTAATACTGGCAATAATAGTTATGATCGCCTTTACCGGAATCAAGCCGGCAATGTAAAGGGCTCCCTGATCCGGAGCCCTTTGCGTTTGTGGCGCTCTCAAGCCCCACCTTTGACACATCACTCCAAAGGTAGCAACTTATTTCGATTAAAGCAAATGGGGAGAAGGGCGGAAGGGCGGCCAACTATCGCCGACTATACGGTATGGACAAATGAACTGAGCCGGGAAGAACTGATGATAATTATACATGGCATATGCAATCATCGGATCAACCAAGCGAAGAGGAAGCTCCAGTTTTTGCGGGCGCAGCGCGACAGGCGCCGAGCCACGCGGGGTAAATACAGGGAACCGAATCCGCCTATTTCGTGGCGGAGGTTTAAAACAAAGGAAAGAGATCATATTGACGGACGGCAACAGGAGTTGCCATTTTAAATAATTAGGTGGATATGGAACAAGATATTTATGAAGAATTAAAGAGTATAAAGCAGTATCTATTGTTGGGAGCTAAAAGCGCCTTAAATATGGATGATGCAGCTTTACTTACCGGGTTGTCAAAATCTCGCTTATATTGTCTCGTCAGTAAAAAACAAGTTCCTCATTATAAAAAAGGCAAATCAACCTACTTTAACAAAAAAGAATTAGAAAACTGGATGCTTCAAATTAGAGTGTCTACGGATGAGGAGGTAGAGCAACAAGCTGCACAATATGTATATAATAAAAATTGAGTATATTTGTTGTGCGAGATTTGTGTAGCAAAGGGGCTGTTTTATGCTTTTTGTTACTCGTTTGTTACCTGATTTCCCAAGATATAACCTAAGTGTTTGATTTACATTGTATATAATATATTATCTACGACAACTTCGGCTCGTAAATCAATGCAGCAAACTCACGACAAATACTAATTAACAAATGACAAGTAAAGCCCCTGTTTTATGGGGCTTTGCTTATTTTTGACAATGTGATTTTTAGTGTATTCTCTATCGTCATATTGTTGTTACTTGTCGTCAATTTGTTACTCGTTTGTTACTCTAAATTCAAATTATTACTATCTTCGCGGTAAACTCATTACCCATGACTACTGCAAAGATTAAAGAGCCAGTCAAATTAAGACGCAAACTATTAAAGAATGGGAATATTTCTTTATATCTTGACATTTACCAGTCTGGGCATCGTGTTTATGATTTTTTACATTTATATCTTATCCCAGAACACTCGAATGCTGATAGGATAAAAAATAAAGAGACGCTTAGCTTGGCGAATGCTATAAAATCTGAAAAAATCGTTGAAATGCAGAATCGCTCTCATGGTTTTTCTAATTCAAAGGCGCAGGTTAAGTTACGTTTTATTGATTATCTGCAATCCGAATCGGCACGATACCTGGAAAAGGGAGGGAGGATGTATGCTCAGAGCATCAAGAATTCAATAAATCATCTGGTGGCATACTCTGGGAACAAAATTACATTCAAACAGGTTGACAAGCAATATTTGCAGGGGTATATTGAATACCTTAACAAAGTCCGAGGGCGTGGAGGAAAGTTATTAACTGGCGCAACCAGGGCGCTGTATTTTCAAGTATTATCTACAGCTTTGAATAGGGCTGTCAAAGAGGGGGTTATCGAAAAAAATCCTGCTGATTCCATATCGGCAGAAGACCGTCCAGAAGCCGAAAATAAACCGCGCACGTTTCTTGTGATGGAGGAAATCAAAAAGTTGATTAACACGCCCTGCGAATATGATATGGTTAAAAGGGCATTCTTATTCAGTTGCTTTTGTGGGTTGCGCTTGTCGGACATTCAGAAATTAAGATGGGAAGATATTGAATGGATAGATGACGATAAAAGGCAAGTGCGCGTAATACAGCAAAAAACAGGCACGCCAATTTGGGTGCCCCTTTCTGCAAATGCCTTAAATCAGTTGCCTCAAACAGAATGTGAGACCGGGATTATATTTTCTCTCCCAATGGTATGGGTGATTGAGAAATATTTAGATAAATGGGCTAAAAAAGCGGGCATAAAAAAACATGTGACTTATCATGTGTCGCGTCACACTTTTGCAACATTGCTAATAACTTATAAGACAGATATATACACTGTATCTAAGTTGCTCGGTCATACTAATATCCAAACAACTCAGATATACGCAAAAATCATTGACGAAAAGAAGCGTGAAGCCGTTGATTTAATCCCGGAAATATAACTACATCGTATTCATCAACTCGCATACGACGGCAGCGAATATGGGTGCGCAGCATTCGCTCACTTCGAGCATCGCCATCCAGTATTGGGTGTCATCTTTTTCCATGTCCATTACATTTACAACAGGTGAATTGGTGCACATCTTCCCATAGCGCCTGGTTTATTTCGCCAGTAAGGTATGCTACCTCTTCCCCGGCCATCGGCAGGCCGAGAGTAAGGGCTATATCGTCTACGAGGTGCCGCAGTTCGTGCTCAAAGCTGTTGAGAAATTCCCACGGCGAGGAGTGCATCCCTATTACGATGACACTTTGCCGATGCTCCTTGTTGGAGTAGGTGAATCCCGTATCCATTTCACACTTTTCCATATTCCCCTGTACGCGATGAAGAACCGTATCGGGGCATCCGATGTCGGTAAGGGACTTGAGTATTTCGCCCGTATAGTAGCACGTCACGGCATAATATATGCGCAACGTCCAACCATACTTGTGAATACTCAAGTCCCGAATCTTCATTTTTCCTCCCTTTTTCCGTACTTGCGCCAGTTTCGCGCCAGCCTTCTGCGTTGTGCCCGGTTGAAGCGCTTGTTCTCGAATACGTCGTTCACCGCCCCGGCTAGTTCCTGGTACTTGTCGGCAGGCAGGTTACGGACGAGCGTTGCGATATTTTTCATCGATTTCGTCGTTGTCGTTTGTGAATTCGCTGATCTGGGGATATTCTTCCATGGCTACATCATCTCTTCCCACAGGATGGGTGTTCCCGAGCCGATGGTATCGGCATAGTAACGTGTAAATGGCAAGCCGTCGTATCCGTCTTCATCGTCGATATAGTCACGTATGAACATCGCCAGGTATTGTGGATTGGGTATCGACGACCCGAAATAGTCCGCCAATGCCATGTTGCAGACGTACACGCAATCATAGCCCTTGTCCTTTTTGAGTTCGATGCCGTACTGCTTGAGCAGCGCATCCACCTTATCCTTAGAATAGGGCTCGATCTTCTTGCCGTTCCTGTCCTTCATGCGGGAAACGGCGAATTCGCACATCTTCTTTGAAAAGTGCCAACCGTAATTTTCGAGATATTCCCGGAACCCTGCCGGGAAGTTTTCATGTGTATCTAACCTGTCCATATTTTTCGATTTAAAATAGGAGAGGGCACTGCGGCCCCCTCCCTCCGGTTTACCGCCTGCGATACCGCGAATAGGGGCCTGTACCCCTTACGCCACGGCGTTCGCCGTA